CTTTATCTCTAATATAATCTGTAATAGCTCTCATTACACCAATAGTAGGTGGTGCCATTACAATAACGCCATGTTCTTTTGTTTCAATTTTAAAACATCTATCATCAGAATCATAATACTTTTCTAATGTATCATCTGGGTGACTGAACTGTAAGTTATGAGTTTTTAATTCAACTGCATCTTGAGCTTCACACGACGAAGTTTTACATTTCTTAGATGCAACTGGCATCATAAGTTTTTGTTCACCGTCTTTAAATGTAAGTTCACGTATCTTTAAGATAACATAAACACGATCTTCTTCTAAGATATCTTTGTAAGATCCTTTTGAAGAACCATACATAATTTTTACACATGATACTAACATTGAATTAATCTTTTCATCTACATCTCTTAGATTAGTTTCATCAATAGTTGAAAAGTCTCTAACTTCACCAACTCTTGCTGGTCTAATTAAGATTTCAAGATCTTGTCTATAAAAACGTCCGCCTGATGGAAGATCTGTTAGTTCAATTCTTTGATGACCTACTAATTCATTAAGTCTTTTTACTTCAGGATCATCAGGAGTATTAAGGCTTCTTCCTCTAGTAGGATCTACTTGTCCTAAATTTGAAACTTTGCCTTCATCATTAAATTCAGTAGATGATACTTCTACATCAGTAAAGTTAGAAACATTATCTAATATTTCTAATTCTTTTTTCATTTTTTCTTCGTGTGTTAAATTGTCTCCCATGTTATTTGTTAAGTAAGATTTGTTTTTCAGGTGTTGTTTCCTCTGCTATATGTTGCAATATCAATTGTCTAACATATTTTGAGATAGTCATTGGTCTTATACCAAATTCCATTGATTTTTGTAAGATGATTGCATTTAATACATCTTCATCGTCAGGTGTCATAAGAACCTGTATCTTTTTTGTCAGCCTTCTAGGCTGTGGTACTGTTTCCGCGATACTTTCATTGTACCCGTACTTTGGATTATCTGCTTTATATTGCTTAATCCATGCTTCTAGTCGGTCCATTGCTTCGCTCAAACTTTTCGTTTCGTCAAATTTTTCAAGAATATCTCGTTTAAAAGAACTTGCACCAAATGCTGATACTGCTTTCTTGATATATTTACCAGAACCATAGTTATGAGGATTATCATTTTCTGCTAATCCAATGAATACACGACCGTCATTAACGTTTTCTGTTTTAAATATGACCATGATTATAATTTATATTCTATATTATATATTAGTGATGTGACATAAAAAAACTGGGAAAGTTTCCAATCCCAGTTTAAATTTATTAAGCTCCTGTGTTTTCCTCAACCCAGTGATCTGTACGGTATGTCATTGACAATTCCGCAGCATCATTAGTTTCGTAAGCTAATTCATCTACGAATTCAGGTTGTCCTGTTGGAAATGCATCTTTGATTGTTATCTTACGGAAGATATCACCTGCTCTGTTGTATTGTACTATAATCATACTTCCAACATAATCACGTTTAAGTCCCATTTCCCCAGTCATTGGGTCATATGTTAACTTATACCAATTACGCATAGTATTGTAGATATAGTTTTCATTAGCGTTATTCAAGTTTAACGTAAACACGATTGTAATATCGGCAGCGGTTGTACCAGGCATACCTGCAAATGATCTTGTTGCAAATTTATATTTTTGCTCAATTGCATCAATTGAAGGATTAAGATTGTTTAAGCCTGCTATACTTTTAACGTGTTCAAGTATTAAACCGGTGTCATCACCTAAAGGAGTAAACACGGTAACCTCAAACAGGTTAGGATAAATAGGCTCAAACTTTTGCACGCTTGCGGTAGATTGAGTATAATGTGGTAATGGCATATCTCTTATTATTTTTTTTATTTATTTAACTCTTATTGAAAATTCCCTGTGCTTATTGCACCAGTTCTTAAAATAGTAGTTCTTTGTACAAGAATTTCCATACCTCTTACTGGTTCAATATAAGTATCAATGATACCTACATTTTGATCAATTACATCTGGTGTATTGTTTGTCTCATCCATAATGTTTCTATAGTCATAAACTCCATCATCATTTTGTACTGATGATAAGAAGTTATCAGCAAGAGTTTTAATTTCTAAACGCGTTTGCGCAGTATTAAACTCAAACAAATAGTTTTTAAGAATTGCTTCAATACCATCTTGGATGTAGATAACAACCTCTCTTACGTTAACTGAACTTAAAGCAGACTTAGTAGTTTGCTGTGCAGTTTTATTAGCAAAGATTGTTGGTCCTGTACCTGATTGGAATACAATTGGATTAATTCCAAATGGTTCTAAGAATTCTCTATCTGATTTGTCAAGATTAATTTCTAATCCTACGACACCAGCTCCACCTATAACACCTCTACGAACACCTGCAACAAGTGACCAAGGTAATGCATTAGCATATTTAGCAATAAAGTTGTTAGATACATAAGATGCAGGTGGAACATTAATGTTCTTACCTAAATCTCTTACCGTAATGTAAGGGAAGTAAAATGCACCCCAGCTCGCTCCTTGCGTTTGAGATGGTAATGAGTATCTAATTGTTGGGTTAAGTGAAAGATCACCACCTTCTGAGATAAACTTAGTCGATAATGCACCAGTAATATCAGTAAATTTAGGATCTGTATTAGTTTTAAAATCTTTAGCAGATGGTGCATTGATAATTGCAAATGCATTTTGTCTATCAGCACAAAGTTGCGTGTAAATTGCTTTAGATCCACTTTCAATACCGTTTCCAAATGTATCAATAACATATCTGAAGTTAATTACATCTCTGTCAGTTAATGCTTGGTATAAGTTTGTACCAGAAAGAGTACCGTTTAAGATTTCATTCTGTCTATCATTTGTACCATTAGGAACATGTTTTGTAGGATCTAAGTTAAATCCACGGAATGTAAAGATGTTTAAGTAATCAACCCATTTGTCAATAGGATAGTATAACTCTACTTTCTTAATAGGACCAGCGATAGTCGTTACCGAGATCTCATTTTGACAAGTTACAAGTAACGCAGTTTTGCCTACTGGTATTGTAGAATATTGTGCAGTAGTTAAACCTCCAACCACTTGATTAATTCGCGTTAATCTTGAATGTGGTACCAGTAAAGAACCTTCATCATTTAAAAGATAGTTTCCAACAACGATACTTGATGCTTGATTAACATCTGATAAGATAAGAACCTGGTTAGCTTTTAAACCTGTATCAGTTGTGTAATCAGAAATAATATCAAATGTAAGGTTAAGAGAACCTTTAAGTGTTTGAATGTCTAATATATTTGCGCCAACAGAAACTGCATTAGTATTTAAGAATACACCAGTACCTTGTAAACTGAACTGCGCTAAAAGAGTAGGATTTGTAAATGTGTCTTCTTCATATGGGGTAATTTTAACCGCAGGAAGATAGTATGCAGGGTCAGATATTTCAACCACTGTTCCTGCACCAGTTACTGGGCCTATATGGATGTATGGATAATCTACCTCATTTGATACAAGATATGAAGTATATTCAACTGTTGCATCTAAGTATACTGCCTCATCACCGTCAGTAAGAGCACCAGTTGCAAATTGAGAGTATAATGAAGTTCCAACAGAACCTATGATATCTGCTAGAACACTAGTACCGTCCCATGCTTGAACAACCATGTCAATATCAACAGCATTAATATAAGTATATACAGTTCCTGATGTATTGTCAAAGTTAGCAGCACTGGTACCAACACTAGATAATGTTACTGAAACTGTTGTAGGTGTAATACTAATGTTCTTAACTGGAACATATAGATTATTGATAGGGTCTAAGATGTAAGTTCCTAATGCAGTTGCAGTGTTTGCAGCCATTGCAGCAAATGCATCATATAGAGGATTTCCAGCAGAACCTTGAACCGCAATTAAGATATTTCCACCAGGCGTTGTTACATTTAATGAATCACCAGTTGCAATTGTAACAGTATTAGCAGTTACAGCTTCTCTTGCTGCAGTAATGTCAGCAACAATTGAATCTTGATATGATAAGAAGTTAACTTCATTTTGTGAACTTGTTGCTTGTGTATATTCAAGATTATGACCAATAAGGTCAAGACCACCTGCTACACCATCAATTAAGAAATCTCCACTAAAAAGTTCTTCATTAACAGCACAGAACATACCTGTCGATGCAGTATCTGCATTAATAAGTTTTTCAATGAATAAGTTATTACCTACAAGATCAACAAAGTCTGGTAGTAAAGATGCAGTATAAGTTGCAATAACATTAACTTCTGTTAAGTTAAAGAATTCTTGCATCTGCGTATCAGTTGAATCCGATTGGAATCTTCTTCTCTGTAAACCTTTTGTTGGGTGGAAAAAGTCTTGGAACACTGGGTCAGCTGAGAATCTTGAATAAGGTTGTGATATAGAGAAATCTCCACCAAAGTTACCTTCAATGACAAATACATCAACCATAAAGTCAGATACTAAACTACTTTTGTTTAAGTAACCAGGTACATTTGCACTACCATACCAGTTTTCAACTGTAACATTGAATCCTGATACATTTGCATTGGCTGCCTTTCTTACGATAACTGACATCGGAGATTTTCCTAAGTTAACAAAATTCAAAAGATCATTTGTATCAGTTGATTGTAAAACGTTAGGGTTTGCTCCAGTTAAGTTTAGGAATGCATTACTATCTGGGTAAAAGAATTTATCTTGATTATAGAATCTTGAGTAAATACCTGTTTGTGCAGGATTTCCTTCCATAAGATTATCTTGTACATCAGGAGTACATGCAGTACCAAATCTCATGTAGTCTACTTTATCATTATCATCTAAGGATAATAAGTTTAATGCTAGGATTGGGCCTCTTTCTAATGCAGTAAGACAACTTCTTTGAAAGAATGAATCTTTTTTCTCAAGATTTCTGTCAATATCACCGAATACTTGTTTAAAGAACGCAGAATCTGGACAAAAAACTGGAGTGTTGAATGGACCTTTCTTAGAGAAACCTACAACAAGTCTAACTTGGTTAGACGGAACTCCAACCACTTGACTCTTATCGAATTCGAATCTGTATGTGCCGGCTGCTTTGATAGAAGCTATTTTTGGATCTAATGCCATCTTATATTATATTTTTTTATTTTTTTATG